AAGGCAAGGGTTGACCCGCGGTTGAGGGAATACCCAACGCCCCCTCTTTAATCCCCGCCAAGAACCCAGGGTATTTAGGTATAGAAGGTTGCGCTGGCTTGGTAATATTCATCTGCCCTAAATCCACATTAGGGGTAAAGCCCCGATATGCTTCAGGGATATTGAATTGAGGTTGCATAGCATATTCAGGCATTACCTCACCCTGCCCGCCGATTACACCACCTCCTGGTCCTGGAACAAACTGCATACTCTGTCCCTGTAAAGGCCCATCTTCCTTTTCTGCTGCCTGGGCTGGCTGGATTCCTACATTCTTCATAAAATCCCCAAACTTCAGGATATTGCCATAAGATTGAGGCAGGCCTCCTTTTGCCATAGAGCTTTGGTAATAATCAGGAGGGGCAATAGGGGCATTAGTAGGCATACCAGAGATATTTGCAGTAGAAGGAGTAGAAGGTGTCATTGCAGTAGAGAAGGCCTGGGCAAGTTTACCCATCTTGCTTTGCTTTAGGGCTTCCTTACCCAAGGTCATAGCCCCTTTACCTGCTAATTTTGCCCCTGCTGCTGCGCCCTTACCTACGGTAGCCCCCGCTTTTGCTGTTGCTTGTGCCATTAACTTTAAAAATTTCAGGATTGCTGCGAACATTTTTTATCTCCTTCTTAATAGACTCCCCATTGTCCAAGTGGGCCTAATGAAACTCCACCTGGTTTATTCTGGAAATATTGCGGTTGTGAGGCCTGAAACATTGCCTGATATAATTGATTAGCAGTTGGGACTGCACTCTGGTATTGGTATGGCTGAATATTAGGCTGTTGTGCGCCTACCTGTGGATAAAGTATCTGCATATAAGGTGTAAGGGCCTGTTGCGCTGCCTGGCCTGCCCCCATACGCCTCTGATAATCCTGTATCTCATATTGCTGCATTAAATCACTTACGCTCTTTGCCTCTGCCCCTGCTGCCCTGCCACCATATAAACCGCCGCCTAAATTAGCCCTCTCACGCATAGCCCGCATTAAGGCTTCAGTTTCCTGGGTTCTTTGCCCTGTTAACGCCGCCTGCTCTTGAGGGGTCATATAGTCTGGGTTCTGCAATCTTGATAAGGCAGTCTGCGCGCCTTGCTCAACAACCTGGCTTTGGTATGGGTATAACTCCTGCTGTAAATTCTGTTGCGCCCTGGCTACCTGTGGATAATACTGGTTGTATAATGCGTTATAAAGAGAGGCCTGCTGTGGCATAAATTCTTTTTGTATATTAAATTCCTGTTGCGCCATAGGCTGGCCATATTGTAATTGTGCCTGATAATAGTCTTGGGCCGTCTGACTTGCCGAAGGCGCTGGTGTGGTAGGGGCAGCCTGTATGGTCGTCTCGCCCTTCCAGCATTTATTCTGTCCCTCTAAAGGGTCGTATTCCTTATGGTGCAAATGTCCCCTAATCAATATTTCATTTAGCATCACTTTTCCCTCCAATAATTAGTTTTAACCATTGTCTTTTTGTATAAATGCGCAGCCGCCATTTTCCATTTTTATCTTTATACTTATCCCTTGAGAAATAAGCAAACTGTAATTGCGGGTATTTAAGAATAATCGTCTTTACAAAGTTTCTTAAACATCCATTATTCTGGTAAGTTTTTGATACATAACAATCATTTATCCAGCAATATAACCCTTTGTCGTTCATAGTGCCATCACTATTTACGACATAAAACTCTATCGCTGCCTTTAAATCTCCTTTAGTATCCTTAATTACCTCAAGCATTTACCATTCCACTTCAGCCTTAATATTCCCCTTTATCATCACGGACAATCTCAATCATTTATTGCCTCTTTTAAATCATTGAAATCTTCTTTAGACAATTTTAATTTTTCTCTTATTTTTTCTTCTTTTAATTTTTTATTTTCATTTTTTTGCTTATCTCTTTCTTTTGCAGGTTTTATAATCTGTTTATCTCTTATCTTTAACCAATCTTCATAGGTGATATATTTTTCTTCTATATTTTCTAATTTATACCCTGCACTTAAAGCATTTTTTGTCAATGTCCCAAGAGGAGCGTCCCCAGATTGATATTCTATCAATTTACCGGTATTTTTTTCTATGCATATTCTATCAGCATAAGCATATTGGATAAAAAATAAAGATAAAAATAATCCTATAATGTATCTCATATTTTCTCCTTATCTAAAAGCAATATAACCTACCTGTAATGTCCCAGTAGGGCTTCCTATTTTAGTCCAAGTCAATGTAAAACTATCGCTATCAACAGCTGTAATATAGGCATAGTGTTCATTAGAAGAATCTATAAAACCCGTAACAGATGCACTTACTAAAGATGCTCCGTATTCTCCTGTTGTAGGAGTCCCGTCTGGAGCATAAATCAATCCTTTTGTGCCTATGCTATCAAAACCCCAGCAAGCTGAAGAAGTGGTATCAATAGCACCAAAAAATAGAACTAATCTTGGAGTAAAACCTATACTTGTTATTTGCTGCGTAGCTCCTGTAATGCCAGAAATATCTTTTGTAAAACTTCCTACTTTATATCTGGTATTACTATAAGACATATCAGCAGAAAGGTTAGCGGAAGGTATAATACCTGCCCCAGCAGGGATACTGGAGAGAGAAGTTAATGAGGCCCCGCTTACCTTCCCCGCAGTGGAAATGGTGGCAAGTTTGGAGTCGGCAATATCCGCAGCACCTGATATATCCGTATTGGTTATTGTGCCATCAGATATATCCGCGCTTACTATTGAACTATCAGTATAGGTATCCACCCCACGAGAAAGGTAATTAAAGATTACATCTTCATTGGCCGTATTTTCGGCAGGCTCAATGGTATTGCCATCACTATACGAAAACACACGACTCGGAGGGCTGGCATTTGCGATTACTGGAAATAATAAAAGAAGTATAACTATAAATGTTATTTTTTTCATATCTTCTCCATAAAGTTACTTGACAATATCTTCATTATTAAATAACCTACGGTGTAATAGTCAACTGTTCCCCAACCCACGCAGTACCGCCGATGCAGACCTCAAGGTAATAATTAACTCCACTTTTCAATAAGACCATATCCCCTGCATTTCCACTTACAGTTGCAGCAGGGTTAACCGTTACGAGTGTGAGGTTGTAGCGTCCATTAGTTAAATCCCAGATTTGCTCAAGACTTTCATTTAAGGCAACTAATCCCCTCTGGTCAAAATCAGTAATCCTCTGGGGTTTAGGAGTTCTGTAAGCATTACTAATCCCTGTTATTGCCAAAAAAATCAAGACAAGAATCAGAATTGACTTTCTCATAAAAGATTAAAGGTAATCAAGAGGGAAGAACAAGAGCGAGTATCCCTGCAATTCCATCTCTTCATCAAGGGAGTTTTCGCTGAACTTAAACTTAATATACCTGCCAGATACATTTAAGGGTATCCGTGTCAGGGAGGTATCCGAACCGCTCCAGGTATCCGTTCCCCATATAGCCGTTCCCCAGAGCGAACCCTCTGCGCCTATATCTACATCAGTTGAGGTTATGGTAGAGACAAAATCAGTGGCATGATATATCTGCATAGTAGCGGATGTATCCGATGAAGCCCAGAGGAATAATTCCCCGAAATTCTTGCGCATAGGAGCAGTTCCGGTATCATACCATTTGGTAGTATAATAGGCCTCTATGTTGCCAGTAGTATAGGTAGTGCCGGTGGTAGCGGTTATACTTGAGGCCGTGACTATTAAGCCCGTAGCAACAGCATCAACCACCACTGCCTCAGTGTTAGCCCCTGTGCCGGAAATAAACCTTACCGTAGCCCCTGTTACATCAGCAAAGTTAGCTGAACTGTCGTATATGATAATCCCGCCTGTAACCGTAGAGGCGTTGTAAGTGCCTTTAGAGGTGATTGTTCCAGAATACCCCTTTACATCGTTGTTTTTATCAGGGTCAATCATCTGATAAATTATAGAGTCATAATTGCCAAAATATATCTGCGGCTTTTCGTTTACATCATTGGCAATGCAAAAGGCATTGGCAGTTATACCAGTATGTTTTGACCATTCTCCAAGACCATAGTGGAAGTCAAGCAGGAGGTTATTTGTGCTTGAGGTGGCACAGGCAAGGTAATAATGGGCGTTTTCCTGGTCGTCTACGCTTACTACATAAGGCAGACGCGCTGAAGATAGAGTATCAAGGGTATCACTTATAGTAGTAGATACCTCACTTACCTTTACCCCATCACAGAAGTTTATCGTTTTATCGCGCGAAAGGAATATAAGCCCCTCGGAATTACCTATACCTATATTTTGAACTGAATCCTTAGCTATGCAGCCTATACCCTCGCTTACCTTGCTTACATTGATTAACTCTTCACCGCCTACCAGCGACACCTTGTAGATTGAATCGGTAAGAAAGATAAATAAGTTATCATATAGTGTAGCAAAGGCCTCTATCTGCTGGCCGCCTAAAGCGGCAATATCCACGAAGTCATCATCCGACCATGTTTCAATCGTTCCTACATTAGACCAGCGTATACGGGTAGAATGAACAGTTCCACCTTCAGTAGTATTTCCGAATATAAGGTAATTTTTCCACCAGATAACGCACTTGGCATCAGTAACTGCGTAAGTTCCAGATAGGCCTGTAAAGGATAGCGTAGAGGTTGTTACTGCGGTGCCTTGAGTTTTTATGGGTGGGTCAACATTATTAGTTCCTATACCATAATCTA